TCAAGCGGCGCACGAATGCATCAATGTTCTGCGGATGCTGGGTGACCAAATAGAAATCAAAACCGCGCCTACGATGTTCTGCCAACATGCGCACATGCTCTGGCGGAGTGCTGCTGGGTGGTCTCAGCGGGAAATCGTTGTGACACTCGTCAATCAGAAAAATGGTGCCGTCTGGCTGCGCTTGCCAGTCCTTAGCATCAATCTTTTTCCAGCTCTCCAACTCCCCACCCTCAACAGGTTCAAAGCGCCCGTTGTGGCATACCGGGCGGCCCTCTTTGACAGATCTTTCTCGAACCCACTTGAGAGTATTGAGGGTCTTGCCTGCACCGTTCGCACCCGTGATGAGGTACAGCATTTTTACTTGCCCACCCAGCGCTTGAAAGTGTCGCCGGTCAGGCCATCCAACAGCAGTTTTGCAGCAATGGCGCTGGTCACGATGCTGATGCACTGGCCAACTTTAAGGATGCCGAGGATGGAGAAAACCTCAGCGGGTAATCCACCAAAAGCGCTGATCGCTTGACTCTTTAAGAAATCAAGAGTCACCGTAATGCCGGTGTAAGTAACAACGGAAATACCGAGAGCGATCAAGACCCGACCAACAAGAGTGCCAACGAGATTAATCAACATCCCGCCTATAGCTGCAACAAAAACTGGCATGGTTTAACCCCTTGCGACAATGCGCAACGCGAGAAGGAAAGAAACGGCGAGCAAGACATTGCCAAGCTGCGCCAGATACGGATTAAGCATGGAAAAAGGCAAAGTTATGGACTGGCCCCAAACCGTGACATTGAGGTCAGAGACACCAGCAGAGCCAGCGCTAAGCGCGTCGGATGTATCAATGCGCCCGGCCATGTTAATAGTCTCATTGCCCGGTAAATTAGTAGTCTGATTGCCTTCTTTGCCCTTATTCGACTGGTAAAGCTCGGACTCTTCACTAGCATCATCGAAGAGCTTACACGCCCGCCTATGCTGCTCTTGAGCCACAGCGCATTGAATGGCATCACCCTCACACGTAAAACCAGCACCACAGGAGCCGCCAAAGCTAGAACCGTCCTCTTCACCATCTTTACAAAGTTTGGAGCTGGGATTTTCTTCACAAAATGTACCTTTACCCTCAGCGGTAGTACTTGTCTGCGTTGTGGTATTAGAGACACCGGAAGCGTTGTTAGTGGTAGTGGTGGTAACAGTGGTTACCGTAGTGCAAACACCATTCGTACAGGTTGTATTTTTTTCGGTTTTAACTTTTTTGGTATCTGTACCGTCATCGGATTGTGTTTCCTTGGTTTCATCACCAACACCAGAATCGGGAACTTTATTTACACAAACGGTTATGCCGTTAACCTGACCGGAATAGCCGTTTTTACACTTTTCTTCTGGCGGCTCAGGCTTTTTAACAGAATCAGGAGGTGAAGGATTCAAAGCGCACGACTGATCAACCATATTAGAGTCTGCGGCCATGGATAAATTGCCCTCAGAGACAATTTTACCGCCACCATAATCTAACAAACCGGTGCGATTAAAAGTAACAGTACAACCCCTACCAGGATTGGTCATACCTTCGACACCAACACAAAACTTTTGACCATCGGCAACATTAGCAGAATAACGATAATCGATAACTAAATCACCGCCGGGCATTCGCGCCGAAACACTAAAATTAAAACAGTCCTCACGATCATGATTAATCTGCACACAACCATCACCAAAACCATTCTCTTTATAACCTGCTGAACAAGTGCACAAAGTTTCACCACTTGAGCCAGTACTGGACGTAGCACCGGCGGGGCAAGTGCCCGGCCCGAGGGACTGATAACAGGAAGAAGCGTTCAAACGATCAGACCACCCGTAAGCCGGTGCCGTAAGGAGATAACCACATTCACGCATATTATTCCCTGCTGGCTGGCAACCCCAACGATAACCGGTTATGGCTGGATTGGAGTCGGTATATGGATAACTTGAAGGCGAACAGGATGAAGGCCCCCATACCCCAGGCGCTGCGAAGGACGCACCACCATCCGCAAATGACAAAAGCGGAACGAACGCGAAAAGCAGGGCAGCAATCAGGCGGTAAAGATTAGCCACGCGGCCCCCAATATTGCAATGATGACGAAAAGGCCCATGTGTTCCACCTTGAAGAAGCCCACCGCGCAGGCTTTTACAAGGCCCCTGACCGGCCGATCAGGGAGCGCATGCAGTGAGGGCTTAGGACAGAGCCTTACGCACCCACTGGAAGGCCTTAACGCCCACGTAGATGAGCAGCACGGCAGCACCGATCAAGCCAATAGGCACGGCTTGCGCGCCGATGTCAGTAACAACGTCGGCAACATCCACGGCAGCAGCGTTTGCAGCACCAGTCAGGACCAAAGAACCAGCAGCCAGAAGGCCTCGATTGAAAGTTTTGTTCATCTCAGTTTTCCTCAGTAGTTGAATTTCCATCAGTATGTTTAAGCGTCTGGATGAGGGCTCGAAAGCCCCAACCAATCGCCCAAATTGCAAGGATGGCGCCTGCAATAACTACTCCCTCATCTGCGCTCAGTTGCAGAGGTGGAAGGCTTAATTCATGAACCACGGTGACCGTACAGGCCGCGGCGCATTCGATGACAAAAGGGTCAGCCACGAGGCATAGCCCGCGTGATTGATTGCCTACAAATACGGGCCAGTGCGACACGCTCGAAGCGGTCTGAACGGGCGCGAAGGCGATCAGAGATGGCGACTACTGCACCATGCACAAGGACGAACAAACAACCGCCGATGAAACCCGCCAAAATGGCGACCATGGCGACGCGTTGGGCAAAGAATTGGGGGTCAATTTCCATCAGTCACGCTCCAGCTGGTAGCAACGAAAAACAACACCTTCACCGCCGCAGTGGTCAACAACAGCATCAGCCGCAGCCTCTGCAGCGGTGAACGGCGTGGCACTTGTAATAAGGGGCACATAGTCAATGCCGCCCTCACCATCAGCACGAAGGAAACTGTGATCCTCTGTACTTTGAACGTAGTAGCGGGGTTCAATATGCATGTTGTGACCGGGAACGAATTTGCATTTATCGCGCCCGATACCCTCACTTGTTTAGGCCTGCTTTGCGGCTGGGCGAGCCACAGGGACCAGCGCATGCATAACGGTCTTTTGCGTCTTGCCGTTGGTCACAATTTCCATGTCCGCGTCAGCTTCAAACGGGAACGGCAGGTGCTTGAACTTCAAGAATTCTTCGCTAGCACCCAAGTTGAACTCGCTGCTGGCCATGCCCTTTGCAGTGCCTTTGCTGGCGTCAAGATCGACCAAGGCGTAAACCTTGGTACTGTCGTAGCCGGTCCCGTTTTCGAGGGTGCCCTTGCTGGACTTCATGCCGACGACTTGAATACGCTGAGTGAATTTCATGGCTTGCTTTCAGTTTATATCCGGCTTGATCAATGACCCACTGCGGCCGGTACGCAGGGATTCGTAAATGGTCGCAACGCGGCTTGAATGCCGTGCTGCATGCTCTGAGCGCTCAGGCCACGCAGTGACCGAGGAACACGGCGATGGACCTGATCGAGAACGAGGCCTTCAAGCCAATCGTGATCGGGCATGATTTTTGTGATCTGAAGAAGGGTCGGAGCCACAACGCGCTTGACCCAGTTGATACAGCGCTGAGCACTTGCTTCACCGACCTTTGTGGCAGTCCTAATCTGGGTCGCCACCTCACGATTGCTCAACAGATGGCAGGCGGGATAGGCACCCGCAAAATACTCTGCGCAGGAAACGATTGCATCCCACGGAATCACTCGATTGACGTTACGCAGCTCGACCTCTGCGCGAAGCCACTTGCTTTCCATCATTGCGAAATGATGACCCTTTTCGTATCCGCGAAATAGCTTTCCTGACTCGCGCTTACCGACCTGAAAAGTACGGGAGTTACCCATAACGCCTTCGACATCGAGCCATGAGCCGTGGCAGGCATGCTTTGGCATGCGCTTGCGGTAGCTGAACTCGTGAGCCTTATACAAACCCACCAGCTCTTCGATACAGGTTTCGCCTTGAAAAAAATCCTTGCACAAATCGATTCGCGTGATCGTTGGGAGGAACTCAGCGAAGTAGTCGTACACGCGCTTTTCCCATCCTTTTATGGCATGGGTGCAGCCCTCACCTTTGACCGTGAAACAGATGCTCCCGCGCTGGCTTTCGCCGCCCGCACTTACCGACGCGACCTCATGACCCCATTCGTTATCGATGGTGGTGGTGAATTCGTAGTAGTCCCGACCTGGACGATCCACACCGACCACAAAGCCGAGCTGCTGGGCGAACAGAAGGGCGAACCATCGGGCCAAATCCTGATCATTGGTATCACCCGGAATCCGCCGCGTAGAAGGGATGTTTTCCCGCTTGATGGTGAAGCGGAAATAGTCGGGAACGATGCCCCCTTGTGCCTTCGCTTCGAGCTGTCGCGCTTCACAAAGAAACTTCAAACGACCGCCTTCAAGCACCAACTTTTCATCATTCCCCATGACCACCCCTAGTTTTGTTTACCCCCGTGTTACTCGGGGGGGTATGAAGTGCCGTTGCTGCGCCTGCGGCCGCGCTTCGCTTGCATGCCGCAGGCGCAGCAACTGCACAGGCACCACAAGGAGCGCATGCAGATGCAACGGCAACAGAGTCAGGGCGCATCCCTTCGGGACCGGGCTCTATGGCTTCGCCACCAAGCCCGTTCCGGTCTTGGCCCATTCGGGTAACGATCCCTTGCGCGGTCGTGCAAAGGACACGGGCCACATCGAGGGGCACGGGCTGCGCATCGGTTGACATGGGCATGCTGCCCATACCCTGCCCCATGCACCCCTTCGGGGCCGCGCTATTCGCGCTGCATGGGTCCCCAGCTGTCTCCAAAGACAGGGGGGCGGCTTGCGCCCAGTGGTGGAGGATGTGCCTCATGGAAGAAGGCCCTGCATGCCTTCGAGGCGCAAGACGTGGAGGCGGGCGCGCTCCACTTGGTGGCCAGTGCGAAGGTAGGTGCCAACGACTGTAGCGCATTGCTTGTAGTCGGCGGCAGTTCGGGCATTGCCGTTGCGGATGCTTTGCGGGACCGGAGCCGAAACTGCGCGTTTAGCGCGGTATTGCAGGTCGCGTTGTTCTTCGGGACTCATTGAAGCACCCCATCACGGCGCGAGCCGTAAAGGCCGACCTGTTTCCAGTTGCGATTGCACTCTGCAAAGCGCACCATGGACTGAAGCAACTCGTTCACGCTGCAATCGAGAGAAGCAGCAGTTTCACGCAACTTGGCAATGATCTCAGGCTTATCGGTGAAATCCACACGGGCCTTTTCAGCGCGGTATGCGGCTTTGCGAGCTGCCGCACTAGCGTGCTTTGCTGGGCGACCTTTACGCGTTTCGTTCCCGGTGCAGCCCCCGCCGCTTTCCTGAGCTACCAGAGTCAGGCCTGCACCTGATACAGCGGAGGGGCCGCGATCGTTTGCCGCGTCAATCGCGACAGTGTCGGGGGAAAGCAGTTGAGAAGATGACATGGGTAGCTCCATGGAGAAAAAACAAACGATTGATCGTTAATTAAGATTATATGAGTAATTCAAGACGCCATCATTGTAAATTACTATAACGTTCACAGAACTGATAGCTTTTATACAAGACCGGGAACGAAAAGCCATAAATTACCGGCAATACCACAGCACTAGTTGAGGCTAGACCGCACCTGAGCATTGCGCGCTGCAAGACCTTGCAGGTACTGATTTTGGGGTGGCTCAGGGCGTGCGGCAGGCATGGGCACTGGGACAGATCGAACGGGGTCAAGCTGGGCCACCTGCTGGCCTTGCTGCTGCTGAATAGGCTGCTGATAACGGTCTTTCGAGCTGTATTCGCCCTTGGCACTTTTCCAGTCCATGAAGAAGCCTTGAGCAACAATCTGAAGACACACAGCGCCGCTAACCTGCAATAGCGTTGCCTGCTGGGTGTAACACTTGCAGATTTTGCCCATCTGAACGCAAGCGGCAGGATATGGCGCCTCTGTAGGCTTGGTCACATCATCATAGGCCGGTGCGGTGTGCGGGAAGTCGGGAAGGCGCGCAACGCGTTCAGTAACGTATTCACCTGCGGTGAGCTTGCGATTGGGCTGTACGGGCTGCTGGTGCTGCTGAGGTGGCGTTTGACCTGATGCTGCGCTTTCGTTCTGCGTAGCTGGCTTTGCATGTTTGGTCACATTGCCATAGACGCCGGTAATGGCGAAATAGCCAAAAGCGGGTACAAGCAGCGCGCAGGCTCCGAGCATCCAAACCGCCTTAGGTATGCGCTTTTTCCCGGTGTGGAGACTGGCCGAGCGATACCAGCCGTAGACCTCTTTAGGAAAGGCTTGCATGGTCACGGTGCCCATTTTGCCTGAACCGTCTTTCTCACAATTGGGGTTGACGGCAGGCCACTCCAGCACGCTGACAAGGTCGGCCCCGAAAGTGCGTTTAAGGTGCCGATGCCACCCAGGTGAACCGATCAAGCGGCGCACGAATGCATCAATGTTCTGCGGATGCTGGGTGACCAAATAGAAATCAAAACCGCGCCTACGATGTTCTGCCAACATGCGCACATGCTCTGGCGGAGTGCTGCTGGGTGG